AAAAACCCCCGTAAAACCCTTGAAATGCGGGTTTTACGGGGGTTTTGGCTGGTGATCCATCGGAGAATCGAACTCCGGACACCTTGATTAAAAGTCAAGTGTAAATGCCGGAGAAAGCCCGAAACATCGGGGTTTTTAAAATTGTATTTAGTAACGCATTAGCAATAGCAAAATAGGTACGTTGCCATCTACGCCGCGAGACCAAAAGCTATATAGGTAAATACGACGCCGAGCGTGTTAAATTGTCTGTCGGCGTCGGGTGCATACCACTCGACTGAATGAGCATTAAAGGTTGGGTAAAAATTATTCTTTGTGGGTCCGCCGCGAACGATTGGCCAAGGGCCGGAGATGGCAGTGTCAACATAAAGAAAGTACGGTTTGAATGTGTCCGGGAATGAAACCTCTGTCGGGTTGGCTGCACCATAAGTGCCGGTACCGGTGTAGGTGCCGTGAATCATCTGTAAGCCGTTGACGCCGACGCCGCCGGCTATCGCAGCGAGAGCCTCGTCGACGGTGTTCGGCGCTTGTCCGGCCAACATTGCGGCCTGTATTGCCGCCGCTGTGGCTGCTGACAGCAGAGATGCCGTGTTAAGCGGCGTGCCGAGCTGCGTATACCCGAGCGGGTTGACGCCGTTTAGGTCGATTGGTAGAGTGCCCGCGATCAGAGCCGCGGCAAAATCCTCATAAGTAGGGTATTGCGTCAAAAAGCCGGCGACAGATTTGAGAAAACGACTGTTGCCGGTGCCAGCCGGAATAAAGTCCTGCATAGTTTACACCTCTCCTGCGTAAATTTCTCCGGAATAAAAAAAGGATGTTGTCATGCGCCGTATTGCCTGATATACGTCTCTTAATATCTGCTCAATATCGTTCGCGGCTCCGTATGTCAGATATCGCATCGTCGCCGGCGTTGTCGGTGTCGTCGCGGAGAGCTCAAGCACGGCGCGCAGCCGTGCTATATTACCGATATAACGAGCATATTCCGCCGGCGTTGGGATGTCGGATTCGACCCAATCGGCCTTTGTTACGCATGAAGCATCGTAACCAAGCGTCACCAATAGCGTTGACAGATATGCGACGGCACTCTCAACGCGGTTGAGGTCAGCGTAGTCATACGCGCCAAGCCGGCGAGGAGTATTGCCTGCAACTATCAGCGGCTCTCCGCTGATGTCAAAAAGCGGTTCTCCGGTAACATCAAAAAGTTGCTCATCGTAGACGCCGTTGTAAAATTCATCCTGCTCTGCCGGCGTCATGTCCTGCCACGCAATCGAACCGAGCTGTATTCGACGCTGTACATGCGCGGCAGTACGCCATATAACGAGCTCATCAATTATCATCTCAAGCAGCTCCTTACAGAGCGACAGTGACGCTCTTTGTTTTCTCGTCCCAAACGACCGTCTTGCGGTTGAGGGCCTCCACCGTCTCCCTGACGGGTACGAAGGTCCTGTCCTCTATCAGATAGCCGGGGACGGCGACGCTCCCGATTTTCACCGTGATTTTCTCCATGCCCTTGTCCTCCTTTTCGGTATAAAGCGGCATCGGCGGCGGCAGCCTGCCGGCTATTATGTCGGCCGACGAATAGCCGTGCCCCGCCCCGCTCCATTGGAAGTGCGGCATGTCGACTATGCTTTTCCACCTGCCGCCCCACTCGAAGCCCATTCGCTCTCCGATTTCGGCACACCTGTAAAAGAATGCTTTGTCGTCGTACTCATGCCCCTTGACGTTTTTACAGATGTCAAAAGCGAGCCCGACGCCTACCGCATGGAAGGTCGGTACCTTACTCTTGGATGTGCCCCTCTTATAGCAGCTCCGCTGATACTCTGCGTCGCGCACCGTGCCGGTCACCAAAACTTTAAGCCCCGCCTCTTTGCACAGGCGCAGGAAAATGTGACAGTTGGCAGCGACGTCCGCGCGGAGCTCATCCACGTTGCGGCTGTTATACATTATCGTCACCCTCGCCGTCGTTCTTATCTTTAAGCTGCGCGAGGATTTTTTTCAGCCCTGCGGGATAGGGGACGCCGAGATTGCCGGCGTTCTCAAGCACTGACAGGCCCTCATTTGCAAGATAGAAGAAGACCACCATTGTCCGCGCCGCGCCGCTGCCGCCCAGCACGTTTTTGTCGAGCAGGTTTGCGACAATAACAAGCAGCAGGATAAAGACCTTTTTTGCTATCCCCTTGAATCCTATCTGGCTGTTGAGCTCATGCTTAACAGCGGCGAGTACGACGCCGGTTATGTAGTCTATCACCATAAGGGCCAAAAGGGTGTAGAGCAAGCCGTCCACCTCGCCGATAAGGAATCCGATGACCGCGCCGATACCGGCCGCGCCCATGCGGATGTAATCGGGAATCGTCATTTTATTGTCCCCCTCTCGATAAGGCGAGCGAGTATCGCCGCCATTTCTGCGCGAGTGATATTTTCGCCCGGGCAAAAATATCCCTTGCCGTCGCCGACCATGAGCCCCACGTCTGAAACCTTGTCGACAGCGGAATAATACCACGCAGACTTTTCTACGTCCTTAAACTTCACTATCTCATCCTCCTTCATAGCCGGAATCATTCCGAAAGCTTCCTGCCATCGAGAGACACGGGTAAGGCCTTTTTCATCCCTCTGCCCTACGCTGCTGTCGAGACACAGGAACACGTAGTCGTCATAAAAATTTTTAGATTGTTTCTTTCCGTTTTCAATCCAATTGCTCGTATACTCTCTCCTTTCGGCTCCAACGACAGCAACGGCATGCGAACCGCCGTTGATAGTGAGAAGAACCGGCAATCGATAATCGCAGAGATACTCCCATATATCGTCATTGTCTTTAAGAGTTATATAATCTTCAAAAGCACTGACAGGAGATAAGAAAGGGAGAGATGCTTGCACAGCTTCGTAACATCTTGGATTCTCAAGTTCATATTCAAAGTCTTTTTTATAAACATATCCGTATTTTACAAGATCAAAAGCCGCGCTTTCGGTATTTCTTCCGCTGTCAGACCAGTTGTTTCGCCCGTACAGATAGCCAACAGATACGTCTCTGTGCTCAATGCCGAGCCATGTATGCTCGTAGCTCTCGCATATCGCCGCGCACGCCTGCGCCGTGCAGTTGTTCGCCTTCTGCGTTTCGGTAGGCGGTCGCCAAAGCTCTATTTTTTCGGCCTCTCCGGCCGGTTTGACGCTCATTTCTCATCACCTCAAAGCAAGCTATCGATATACAGTTTGGTGTCTGCGCAGTAAGTGACCGCGATATCTCCTGTGTCGGCTGCTATGCTGTTTGAGCCGAGGGCGGTGCTGATTTCCTGCGGCGTAATGCTTGTTTCCGCATGATGGTCTGACCGCACCTCAAAGCACAGCTCGGCCTCGCCCATTGCCGCAAGCCAATCGGCGACCGTCGCATACCGATTGTCGCGGATTTTCATTGCCGTCGACCCGCCGTTGAGGTTGACAACGAGGTCGTCGGCGCTGGCCGCAAAGTCGGCCGAGGATAAGGTGGTCGCTTGTACCTTGTAGCTATCGCACAGGCAGGCGACGTAGTTGTTGCCGTACTGCCTGTAAAAAGGCGGCGTGTTGGTCGATTGAAAAAACGGATATGTGCCAGACGTGTTCAAAAACCAGCCGAGGTCCTTGATTTTCCACTTCGCCCATTTGCTTACCACGCGCCCATTTTTTACGTCAACCTCACCGCCGTAGACCGTCCCTGCTTCGTCCTGCCATGGTACAGCAACGACGTCCCCGTTGACTGTGATGTTGGCGCCCGTCCAACCGATTATAGGCCGCACGTTGGTGGGCGAGGGGTCGCCGCTGCCTGATTGCGTGGGCAATATCTGCGCTACGACGGACGGCATGGGGATATTTTCCGCGCCGTCGGCAAAAGTAACGGTAGGCCCCGAAACGGTTTTTTTCACAAATGCGGCATTGAGATTTGCCATGCTTGATTTAAGGACGGCCGCAACGCCGCCGCTCTCGACGAGGTTTTGACTGTCAATGGTCGGCGCTGCATCAACCTCTTTTTTGCTTATAGAATTTTCTCCGTCAGACTGTACGACGCCATCCACCGCTCCTGTGCCTTCTGCGACGCCGAGCAGGGCGTCGATTTCCATCGCAGTATAGTTCAAGTTCGCCATTTTACAAGCCCCCTTAGCTTAATTCGTAATAGATGATTGCCGCGCCGGTTGCGCCGGCAACTCCCGTGCTGCCGTCCCGAGGTCGGACAACGATGTTCCCGTTTTCGTCGCGTATGCCCCGCCGCCCGCCGTCGCCGCCGGCGCCGCCATCACCTGTTCCGGCGACAGGCTGCGCAACACCCGAGCGGGCGAACACGTCACCAGTGGCAAGGTCAGTCAATCCATAAGGATAGACGATGCCGTCTGTGCTCGAATATGCTCCGAAAGTCGAGGCCGCTCCGATTGTTATAATATAGGACTGACCGGGGTTGAGGCCTATTGTACCAACCCAAACGAGGCCGCCGAGACCAGGGGAGCCATCTGCGCCGGGACCGTTATAGGTGCCTCGGGCGCCCGTACCGCCGTTACTGCCTTTACCAACGAGTATCAGCCGTGCGGAGGTCACTCCAGCCGGGCACAGCCATATTGTGTCGGCGGTAAATATCTCTCGCTGGGTCCACAAAAAAGAACCGTCAGCCTGAAGCAGTGTCGACTTGCAGTTTTTGAGTACGCCATCAGAAAAGCTGAACGCCTGCGTTATCCTGCGCGCAGCAGTTGCGGTCGACTCGTCGAGCTGTACGGTATCGACGTCGCCAATCTCGCTTGACGGATTGCCGCGTCCTGTGATTTCGATGCGGTTTCCGCCGAAGGTCGAAAGGATCAACCGAGCAGCGGCGTCAGCCTGCGCTTGCGTGTGGAGAAAAGGGTTTTTAACATTCACAGTACGCCCTGCAGCTGTACTTGTGCCCGCGTAGGTATATGTAATGTTGGCCGACGTTGTGATGGATACGAACGCGACATCGTCGTTTGCAGCAATAACAGGATAGCTCGCAAGATTGTCGAGCGTGACGTTATCGCCGCCGTTTTTAAGCTGCTCGACAGTAAGACGGCCCGTTTCGCTTGCTGCCCGCGCCCATGCGCCCGCCGCCATACATATCCACGAAAGTACCTGCCCGCACGTTACACCCGCAAGTGCCGACGCCGCGGCAGTGCAGTTTTCGGAGGCTATTGTGGGGTCAACTGTATAACGGCCCGTGAAGTTTATGCCAAGCTGTGCAACCAACGCAGCAATCCAGCCTTCGACGTCTGTGGGCAGCGGGGAGGGTACGACGAACGAACGATCGACCAAAAGGCCGATGATGTCGACGAGCTCCCATTTTATGGTAATGCCGTTATCTCCGGTCCGCCAACCGTTGGCGGCCTGGTAAAATACACCGCCGGGTGCGTATTCGATTTGTGAACCAGGGAGCACTGCGCCGATAGACAGCGACATTCCCTGCCGCTCCTCGATGGACTTAAACAGTCCGGAGGGTGAACGCGGCTCAAAACGGCGGTCCTGGTTGTCAAGCGTGACCGATGCCGTATTATAGGGCATCGAAAGCCCGTTCCATGCGCCTTGCTGCTGAACATCGAGCCCGGCGAGCTCGTCACCGCTCCAAACCTCATGTGTGCCGGCTATGATTTCCGTAAGCCGGCAGCGGCGCCCGGGCTGACTCCATGCCGTGACGGTTACCGCAATTCCATCCGGGTTGTGCACAGTAAAGCCGGTCAGCGTCACATTGCCGGCATCGTTTGCAGTAAAGTTCTCTGAGTATACAGATGTCCCGCCCGAGAGGATATCAACCGTAAAATCATACGGCCAGCCATTATAAACGGTTTTTGCAAAATAAATGGTACACGCCTGTAAAATGCTGACCCCCGAAAAATCCAGCTCAACAGTATAATTACCGCCGCCATCAGCAGCGAACAGTCCTCGTGTCTCTGCTCCGACCTGTGTGTCGGCAGAGGGCGCAACGTCAAACGTGCCATTGAGCAGCCACCGTCCGCGCTCGCAGGTGGCATAAGGCGTGCCGGGCTGAAAGACTCCGTCGTGGAGCTGAGCGGGAACGCTGTAAAGAGTGAGCTCGCTGCCGACAATGCTGCCGTAAACGATGTCGGGGTCTACTATATCGACAACAAGTCGAGGAACCATTTGGCGAGCATCAGCTACAACGGCGGCCCGATATGCTTGGGATGTGTTAAGCATGTGGGCGCACCTCCCGCAGGACGAAGGAGAGACCGGTCCAATACGGTGTTCCTCCGCGGGAAAAGACGTATGAAGGAGTAGTGATTGACTCAACGAGGAAGGTTGAGACCTGCAGCTCCGTGCCGTTGTCCGGCAAGAATGCAGCATCGAACTGTGTACCGCTCAGCAGAACCGCAGATAATGAACTCCAAAAGTCAATCGTAAAGTACCAACCTTCGTAATTCGCGGACGGACGCCACACCTTTCCGCCGCGCAGCTCTGAGACCATACGTCCGCTTATCATTACAATCTGCTCAGAGAGCGGCGTCTCGGGGCAGGCGTATGCTCCGCCTTTAATTTCCGGCAAGGTCAGCCCGTCTATAATTAACTGTGTCATGCTATATGCCTCCCTTATGAGGGATTGAGAATAGGGGTGCCGTTGGCGTTCGCTATGTTGATAAGGCCCGGCAGCATTACCCGCGCAACCTGCGCGAGAGTGCCGTCGTTCAGTCTAAACTCTATTGTGAGCGGCGTGCCCGACACGCTGCGCAGGCCGTTGATAATCCCCGCTGCCGTGTCCTGCCCGACGTTCGTCGCCGGCGCCGCCATGCTAAGACGACGGTTGATATCGATGACGCCCGCCTGCAGATCGCCGTTAAGCGAGCCGGAAACGATTCCGGCTACGTCGTTGACTGCTGATGCTACAAGCCCGCTGTTATTGCGTATACCCTCGGCATACTCGCTCATCATATCAGCCGGATAGCTCAAAAAGTCGGCCAGCGGACCGCGCTTAGGCACGGAAAACCCTATGAAATCACGGATAATTTGAGCGGCATTCTCGACCGTGCGCGAAAGCGCAGAAAAGCCGGACTTGATGCCGTTTATGAAATTATCTATGAGGTCTTTGCCCCATGTCAGCGCAGAGTCTATATTCTTTTGGATGCCGGCGCCGATGGTGTCAACAACCGACTCTCCCCATTCGTTGAGCTTTGTGTAGCCGCTGACGAGCGCCGTGACGATGACCTCAAGGAGCTTGAGCGCCGCCTCATCGAGCGCCGGAGCTTCAGCCTCGAGCCCGCGAAAGAGAGTGTCGACAGCTTGCCATGCCGCTTTATACAGCTTCGGGATTTCCTCAATGAGAGCAGTCAAAAGGTTTTCGATTATTACCGGTGCTGCCTCAAGCAGGCGCGGCAGCGAAGCAATGAGGCCTTCAACAAGAGCGATAACGATTGCGATACAGGCGTCAATAAGCGTTGACAGAGTATCGGGGGCGGTTAGACCATCGAGGAGTGTTGAGATGATTTCAACGGCTGTCGGATAAACCTCTTTTGCGTTTTCAGAGAGCCCGCTGAGAAGCGTCTTGACCATTTCAATCGCCGCCGTAAACAGTGACGGGGCGGCAGCGATAAGTCCATCCAAAAGACCGCCGACAAGAGCAATGCCACCCTCAATCAACGAAGGCAAAACAGTGCCCACGAGCGGCGGTATGGCCTCGGCTATAATAGGTGCTGCTTGCGCTACGAAATTACCAATACCTGCAGCTGCCTGTGCCATGCGAGGTATCATATTGTCGAGGTAAGCCATGGCACTTTGTGCAAAATCACCAATGAGTTTTTCGGTGTCGGCGTTTTCGTCTGCGAGGCCTGTTAATACATTTTGCCATGCAGCGCCGGCAGCGGCGGCGGATCCGGAAATTGTTTCGCTCGCCTCTTTTGCGGTTGTGCCGGTTATGCCAAGTTCTGTCTGTATGACATGGACCGCATTGTAGACGTCGCTCAGGCTGTCTATGCTGTACTCTACCCCCGAGAGCTCAGAGGCGTCAGCAAGCAGCCTTTCCATTTCGGTTTTCGTACCGCCATAGCCGAGTTTTAAGTTGTCAAGCATGGTATAATTCTGCTTCGCAAAGCCCTGATACGCGTTTTGGATAGATTCGATGTTCGAACCCATTTTATTAGCGTTGTCGGACATATCGGCAATCGCCATATCTGCGATCGACGCAGCCTCTTTTGTATCGCCGTTCAGGCTTTGCAGCAGAGACGCAGAGAACCCGGTCACGGTCTCCATATATTTATTAGCCGACATCCCTGCCGTTTGATATGCCTGTGAGGCGTATTTTTGGACTATATCGGCGCTGTCTCCGAATAAAGTTTCCACGCCGCCAGCAAGCTGTTCATACGCGGCATACTCAACGAGCGAATCGTTAAATACCTTACCGACCGCGGCGGTGGAAGCTGCCACGGCGGCGCTGCCGGCTGTGACGGCGGTGCTCAATGCAGATGAAAAAAAACCGCCGGCGGTTTTTCCGGCGGTTTTTCCTGCTGTTGCAGCTTCTTTATCCATCAAAGCTGTCAAGTTGTTTGTTATGCCTTCAGCTGAAGGAATAATCTGCACATAGGCCTTTGCTATTTCAGTCGGCATTATCGCGCCTCCTTATGAGTTCAGCTCTCGCCGCAAGGAAAGCTTCTGGGCTGTCGTATGCTGTAACGGCCCCGCTGCCGTCGCTTTTTTCCTTGCCCGTCAAGATACCTACCACCGAACGCGGTTGGTTGATACCCGCGCGGGCGTCCTGTGTACCGTGATAGACAAGGATATTAAGGGCGTCAAGGATTGCGGCAAGCAACAGCCTGTTTGTCGAGACCTTTACATCCCTCATGTGCATCTTAATACGAGCATCGTCCGGTAGGCCTGCCGCTAATGTTGCACACAGTACCGGCGGGAGGGATTTCAGATCGAACACATGATAGGTCTGCGCCATGTCGCAGAGCAGCGCGTCGCGATCCGTCGCCAGCATGGCGGCGAGAGCAATTAGTTTTTTGTTTCCGGCTCCTCTCTCATCGCGAGGATGATCTCATTAACCTCCTCGAGCACACGGTCTGTCGGGACCGTACCATCTGCAAGACGCACATGCGCGAACAGGGCGGTCTTGCCGTCCTTTCCAAGCAGAAGATTGACAAGCTCGACCTGCCCGCGCAGTTTGTCGGAGGCGTTCTCGCTTTTGAGCGCGGCAAGAGTCTCCACAAAGCGGAAATCATTTTTTATACCATCGTTAGCTTTAAACTCGAAGCCGGTTGATGTTTTTCCGGTTATCATCGTTCGCTTCTCCTTTTTTGGATTTACGCACCTGCGACTATGCGACTATATATTCATGGTGGGTGTCGCCGGAGCTATCGGGGTATGCTGTCAGCGTTATCGGGTAACCGATAATCTCGTTGTCGCGATAGACCACGTCTCCGCGAACGGTTACCGCCGCATTGGGCAGTACCACGCGCTTGAGCACATTGTCGCGCAGCACCATGTCGATTACCCACGCGAAGTTCTCAGGGTCATCGTCATTGACGTCAATCGTGATTCCGGTCGGGAGCGCGCCGGTGACATTGTTATCGCCGTAGAAAGCCTTGAGTACCTCCGTGTTGAGGGCTTCAATCGCAAGGAATTTAAACGTATCGGCGCTGTCGCTGTGTGTAGTATATACCGTTTCCCCGCCCCATGCCTTGATGTTGGATGCGGAGCCGCCGCTGGAATTTGTCACGCCGTCGGCCGAGATAAAGCCGAGATTTTTGAATGCTGCATCAAGCGCGGTTGATGCGTCGGTCGGCAGCAGCAGTGTGTTGGTAATAGGGGCGCGGTAAATCGCGCCGCCCACTTTGGGCTTTCCGACGGAAACATTGGCAACGGAATTCATGTGTCTTCATCCTCCTTTTCGTAGTAGACTATGTCAAAAACAGATTGATACCGATACCTTTTTGAGGCGGTGTCGGTGAAATTGTAGGAACTGTTGAGATCAACTCGGCAGACGCGCGGCTGTGTTATCATATCGAGCATTTCAGAGATCACGTTGTCGTTGAGCTGCGCCGCCCGCAGCAGTGTAGACGCATAAGACTGCACTGCTACCGTCGCATTGCGGATATGATTAGTCTCGCCCCCGCCGGTCCGTTCAACTACTATGAAAGCCGCCGGGATGTTCTGTGCGGGTATCTCCATAAGCGCAGGGACGTCCGCGCTGTCGAGATAGGCCCTTACGTCAAACTCGATCATCCGAGGGCCTTCAGCAGAGTGTTGTTTTTGAGGTTGTCCCGATATGCGGCGGCAGTCTCGGCCTGTACCTCGGCATTGACACGGTTTCGCCCGTGGAACACGTTGACGCCGTATCCCTCGCCGGCGCGCATCGCGACGCCGTCTGCAACCTTTTCACAGACGGCGAGGATTTCGTTGGAGAGCAGCAGCTCGCGCACGCCCGCACGGTTGAGCTCTATTCTGACGTTACCCATACCTCTCGACCCTCCATTTCGTATTCCATACAAGGGGGATATTAGGCGCTATGTATGTTTTCGGGTAGCCATACACGCGCCAGGATGTCCCAAAAAAATCCACACGGCTGTCTTCCCAGCGGTGAGTGTCACCTTTAGGCAGACAAAGCTCGTAGACGCCTTTTTTGCCGTAGAGCTGGATGTCGGATACGATGTCTTCCGTCGATATCGGTGTGACAAGTACATTCTTGACCTCAACGGGAGTCTCCGCGTAGAGTGTGGCGCCTGCGTCGTCCGTACCGGTTTCCGTCCGTTCGTAGAGTACAACCGTAATCCCCTTTATCATGATTTGATCATCCCCTCGTACGGATTGGACATCCCGATAGCGTTGGATATGCCGAGCAGCTGCTTGTCGACACGATTGAAATACAGCTCGCCGATCGTACCGCCGGACATCGACCAACTCTGTGAGTAACCGCCCGCTGCCATGCTCCCCTGCGTCGCGCCTATCGGGGCAGATACGCCGAGCGAGCCGTCACCAAGCGCACGGCGTACCATGCGGCAGGATACGACGCACTTCGCCTCAGGGCTCGCGTTCGGCGCGGCGCTGTCGATGAGGACAGCCGCCTCATATAAGAGCTGCTGACACACAGTGGTCTCATTCGGCGTCTCGAGTGAATATAACGGATTGCCCTCGCTGTCATAAAGAGGCTCGCTTTCCGAGCTGTACAGCCGTTCGGGGTTTGTGTCGAGCGGTCGAAAGCCTGCTTCGACCTGCTCGACGGTAGCGTATGCTGCCATGACGCTCACCTCGCTTTCACGGTCTTTTTCGCCGGCTTCTTCGCCGGGGCCGGCTCATCCTCCGCCTTTATAAGCGGGTGGGCCGGTTTGGGAGGCGGCGCGAGGATGTGGCCCTTGGCCAGGTACTCCTCGACGCGAGACTCATGTACCCACATAGGGCCGCCGGTAAGGCGGTTGATGAGCTTTATCATGCTTACGCCTCCGGTACGGCGCCGGTCAGCAGGTTGAAGCAATAGGCGTCGGCCACAAAGCCAACCTCGATTTCGGCGCGCACGGCGAACATGTTGCGCTCCCACAGGTTGACCGTGTTGGTACCTATGGTGAGGGTAGCGCTGTCGCTAATGCTGATCTGCACGTCGTCCTCGACCACGCCATACATTGCCTGCGTCCAGTCGCCGGCGATACCCACGATCGCGGGAGTTCCCGCCTCGGTGCCGACGCCGGCAGCGCCGGCCTTGTATACGCCGCGGCCGCGCTCAACGCGGGCGCCGAGAATGGGGGAAACGTTGCTATCACCGACGCTGCCGTTGAAGATAGGACGGCCGGTAGTGTCTACGGCGCCCAGAAGTATACCCTCGGCAGCGGGAGATATTGCGATTCCGTTCAGAGCGCCGCCGTTGTCGGCGATGTCTGAATAGGCGGCAACAAGGCCCTTGTACGCAGTGTGACTGCCCGAAGCGATAAGGCTTTGCGCGGTGCAGCTGCCGAGAACGTCAAAACCGGTGCCAGGCGCAGAGGTGCCAACTACGGTCTGATCGAACTTGAGACCAAGCGCGCCGGGAAGGCGCTCGACAATGGCGTCATAGAGAGCCGCAAGGTCGCGTCTGAACTGATTCGAGAAAGGCACGATTACCGCAAGGGTATAGCCGTGCATTACCTTCTGGGTGAGGGTGGGATTTGCAACGGGCTTCTGATTGGTTTCGTCAACCCAGTTTGCCGCGGGGTCGCCGCTGATGACGGGGATGGTAAGACCGCGCCCGGGGAGTGCTATTCTGCGCGCGAGACGCATGATAGCGCTGGAGTTCTGGGTTTTCTGCATGATTTCCCTGCTGACGTCAGTCGGCAGAGTGATGTCGGTTCTGTTAGTGGATATTCCGCTCATTTTTGTGCCTCCTTAAAATTTTGATTCGGCCCACGTCTTGAACTGATCCCTTGTGGTTGTTCCGGCCGCGGGCGGTGTTTCGCCGCCGTCTTTGAGATTCGGGTATCCCGAAGGCTTCGCAAACGCGAGAATGGCGTCGGCCTGTGCTTTGCAGACCTCTTCGGTGTCCCCTGTCAGTAACTCGGGCGGCAGGTTTTTTTCTTTTGCAACGGCAAACCGCATATCACGGACCTGGTTGCTCGTCTTGAGGTCGGCCAGCTCTTTTTCCAGCGCGGCAGCCCTGTCGGTCGCTTTTTTGTGCTCTTCCGCAGAGATAGCCGTTTCGGCCGTCTTTTTCGCGGCAGCAAGCGCGGCGTTGGCCGCGTCCAGCTGTTTTTTTACGTCATCAACGCCGGATTTGGCCGCATTGATGTCGGCGCCGTTCAGGTCCATTATTTTCTTGATCTGCTCATCGGTTGCGCCTGAAAAGATTTCTATGATTTCGCTGCGTTTCATTTTGCCTCCGTTCTCGGCTACGCTTTGATGACGCGGGTTGCTTCCGCTTGCCTTGGTAGTTTTACGACATCCCGGTCAATTTTTATCGATTTCAGCGCCTCAGCGCGTCTATCCGTTTTTTCAACTCGTCTAACAAGGAATCATCCTCCCAATAGACGGCGCGCGATAAAAAACCACGGTAGCGATTCACAGTGCTGCCTCCGACAAGCCAGTCGACGTGATCGACAAGGCAGGGCGTGAGATTGAGCACGGTGTCCCCTCCGTGGTGTGTTTCCATAAATTCGCGGAAAAAGAAATCGTCGCCGGAGCCTCCGGCATATAGGGTGTCTGCGATACTCTGGGCGTCGGCCTTCCACCGGCCGGAAAAGAACCATTCGGCGCACTCCCGCGCGTACTGATTCGGGATGTATATGCATGGGAACGAATACCACATATCCGCCATATAGGCCTCGCCGCGGATGTTGCAGTTCGGCCCGGCGACCTCATTTACAAAGCCGCAGACGATTTTCTCACCGCACATCTGCGAGGCCCGCTCCACAAAATCGCGGCTGAGCAGGATGTCATCCTGCAGGTGCCATGTTCCACCGTCGCCCTCACAGTTTTTGAAAGCGTCCATACATGCCGTCAAATTTCCCCGTCCTGCGTCGTCTTGCCAAACGGTTATATCGTCCGCTCCCTGACTCTTAAGCTCGGGGATGATATAACCGTTTACATACCACATCCGTACAGGACAGGCGTGTATCATTATCCTCACGCTGATCCTCCCCTCTTGTGGTAATAGCAGTAAGAGTGTCCGGGGTCTATAAGCACATCAAGGTCCGGATACCGTTCTGCAAACAATTCTGCCGTCAGGTCGTCCTGTATGTGTATTTCAAACTCATTGCCGTACTCGGTGCCTTGAGGATATAGAAATGGCACCGCAACAATCATGTCGCGGCACCGGGGCATTGCATATTGCAGTACGGCTTGTGCCTGCCCTACTGCGAGATGCTCTATTATGTCTCCAAAAATGACGAGGTCATACCAATCAAACTTATAATCGCGTATATCGGCATGGTAGGCTTTACGGTACTGCGTCAGCTCCGGCAGGTGGCCGGCAAAAACCTCAACTGCATCCATCTTGGTATAGTCCGGCAGCAGGCGCCGCCATTTCCCGTCGCCGGCGCCCACGTCCAGGATGGTGGAGCCGGGGAGAAACTTGGAGCGAATCCAGGCGCAGACTTCCTGCTTTCCATAGTCGTAAGATCCCATCAGACATCGATCTCCTCCGCTGCGGAGCTGTTCAGCTCCTTCCGCTTCTCATAGGCGTCGCGCTTCTGCTCGTTGATCTCTTCCTTGTTCTCAGCGTAGGCCTGCCGGCGCATGGAATTTATTTTTTCCTCTGGGGTGTTGCCCTCCGCGCCGTCATACATTTCCCGGTATTTATCCGGATCGTAGCCGCGCACGTTCGTGCTGCTGTTAAAGCGAACTGCATACGTGCAATCACAGTTGGCGTGTATATGCTCAGCGTGCCCGTTTTTAATGGCGTCCCGGCTGGCCTTCTGCCAGCCGCGGGATGCGAGCGTGATACAAAAAGCGCACGTGTCGCCGGAGGGAACCCATGCGAACTGCGCGCCGTCTCGAAGGGCGTTTTGCAGCGTCGTGTCGGCGCCGGCCTGCTTTACAAGCCGCCCGACGGCGCCGCCGAGCATTTCAAGGTTCTGTGAAGCCTTCGACACGCCTCGCACGGTCTTGGCCACTTGGCCATAGGTTGCCGTTGCCGCCGGCGCAGCCGCTTCAACAGCGACCCCGCTCGCGGCAGCCACCGCGTCATACATTTCGCACGCGGCCGCCGCCGCAGCCTCGCCGTACTTTGTGGCCAGCGCGAAGGCGAAGTCTATGGTCTCCTGCTCGCGGCCTTTATAGCCGCCGATCTTCTGCATAAAGGCGATCATTTCCTGCTCGGCCTTCAGGTTGCAGCGGGCAAGTAGATTGCGATAATTTCTCCACACGTGCAGCGGGATCGTCATACTTCGGCCTCCAGCTCGTCAAGCACGGACAGGCCGCGCGCCCGAAGCTCTTGCGCGTTTATCCTGCGGATATCCGCCTGACTGAACCCAATCATCTCGAGAAATGTGTCGGTCTGTGCAAAGGACGGGCGGGACGCCGCGATTTTGACGGCCGCGTCGGCGGTGACAGCCACCGACGGCATCGCAGGGTTCTTAAAATGTGCCACGATGCTCTTCTGTTCGTCGGTCAGCTCGTCCAAGGTGGTGTTGTTGGCGATGGCCATTGCCATCAGCGCCACGGTGTGGAGGCTGTCGCCGTTGCCGGTGTTGAACTCCTCGGCCATGCCGATGAGCGTCTGTGTCTGTGCAAGTATCGCGTCGGAGCTTGTCGGGTTTGCGTCGTTCACGACGCCGGTGTCGGTCACGCTTAAACCGGTCGCCGCGGAGAACTGCGTCGCAAGAATGCGTATCATTTCGACGTGCGGCGCAAGCGTGCCTTGCTGCAGCTGGCCGAAGGTCGGTTTTTCTCCTGTTTCGGGATTTGTGGTTGCTGCAAGGATAGAGCCGACATACTGACGGAATTTTGAGTTTACAACCGCGTCAAACTGCTCATCGGTCACACCCAGAAGGTACTTTTGCGGCGTTGTTGAGAACTCAAGACCGATTGTCGCATTGGCGATTGTGCGGACGTATCCGTCTATCAGTCGGCGGACCGGCTCTTTAATCCTCGAGCGCCCGAAAGGCTTGTCACTTGTCGCATTCCAGATTAAGGGCTCCATGAGCGGCCGCCCCATGCGGTGAGGGAAACGGTATGCCGTCCATATCCTGTCGTTGCGCTGGAGCGCCCAGACGTCGGTGTCTGTATGATAATAAATCAGCGACGGCATCCACGTTTTGGCGGAGTTGTCCGGCCGGGTGTCAATTATGCCGAAACCGCAATCAATGCGGCCACGGTCTCCGTTCCAGAGTGCCGCCGCGGTCCGCGGGGAGTGAAAGCGGATTTTGCAGCCGATATCCGGGTCGGCGGACAACATTGCAAAAGTGCAGCCGTATTTGAGCTCGTCACGGGCCGCCTTGTCGTATTCGGCTATAAGGCGGTTGTCACGGACAAGCGCGTCAAGCTCCTCGAGCGTGTCCCCATTTTCACTCACGAAACCGTCAAACATCGACCTCGCCGCAAGCACGTCAACACACTTTGCGCCCCACGCACAGCCTACCTCGAGGCCGCGCATACCTTCCGGCAGCGCAATGCCGAGATTGACGGACCCGAGGGAAATCTTGCCCTCGTAGTATCGGTTTTTCTGCTCGTTTTTTGACTGGTGCAAATTGTAAACGCGGACAAGCTGCATAAGCCTGTCCAGCTCATAGGCGGGCAGGCCTATTACATTTTCGGCTGTTATGAAATTGGTCATCCGATTTTCATCCTCCTTGCGGGGTCTCGCTTTGATGTTTTTGCGCCCCAAAGTGCCAAAGCTGCGGCCTCAATCGGCAGCGAGTCATCGCCGCCGAAGCCCCAACCTCCGGAAAAGGGTCTTTTCGTCGCTGCTACGGCGCTCTCGCGCAGGGCAAGCTGCTTATCGTACCAAGTCACAGATTTTTCTGCGACGTCATTAACAAGCATTCCGGCCGCAGCGATGACGTTTTTGGGGTTCGCGCGGATCACGCTGCCCTTTGCCTTCCACGTGCCAGATAGTTTATCAATAAGCACATCGGCGCCGTTATGCCCGTCGATGACGACGCAGGCCGTCGTTGCGTATCTCTGACATAGCCAGTCGGCAAGCCACTGTGTGCCCAGACCGGTTTTTTTGCGCTCAATTAACGAGACGCGCGCCGGGCCGCTCTCCGGGATTACCGCCCCGCAGAGGCAGACCTCCGTCGCGTCCTGGCTGAATTTTATTCCAAATGCTGTTTTGCCCTCCGGTTTGAGCTCCGATGACGCGCATGCGTCCCACTCCTTTTCCGGGATAGCGTAAACAATAACCTCGCTTATTGTCGGAGCCCACCAGCCCAGACGTTCGCGCGCAAAGCCGTCAGGCGACTCAAGCCCGCGCTCTTCCGCCGCGAAGCTCTCGGTCAGCCTTATCCCCAAAGCCGGATTGCACATATACCAGAGCAGGCGGTCGTCAAGATTGATATCGTCTATACTCTTGCCCTCGACGCTCCACTCATGCCATGCGCCTCCGTCGATAGTTCCGGACAGGCAGGCCTCACGCCTTTTTCTGAATACGGTGCCGGGGCAACCCGGATAAGGCGGTGTTCCTGTCATAATGAGCTGCCGCGTCCCGGTGTTCGACGCGGCGAGTGTCGCCATGATGGCCTCGAGCTGGTCGTCCGTCAGCTCCTGCGCCTCATCCAAAACCAAAAGCGACAGCCCGTCGAAGCCGCGCGCCCGCTGCCGCGAACGCGTCGCATACTCAATGCTGCCGCCTGTTTTCAGCTCAATGGCTTCTTCGCCATTGGTATACCTTATGTTTTTTACGAGGTCGGTGATTTCCGGATATCGCTTGTCGGTAAATAGCCCGGCAAGCCGCCGGAAAGACTTTTTCGCGGTAATGACCTGGTGGGCCGTGTGGATGATTTGCTCGCCGGAAACGATCATGCCGAAAAATTCGCGCGCCTCAAGCACCACATTTTTCCCATTCTGCCGCGGAACGGCAAGGCCTCCGGTCGACATGCTGTAATCGCCGTTCTCGTTGACGCCGAGCCAGCAATCAAGCACAAGCCTCTGCCAAGGGTCGAGCGGGGACCCGTAAGCCGCCATAAGTTCGGCTGCGTCGGCGCCGTCGGTCGATACGCGCAGTGGTTCAATCCTAATGCGGGGTTCCTGCGAGCCTGTCATGCGTTCTTGCGCCGCCTTGCCATTACGATATCCAGCACGGTATTGGGCGCGTCGCTATCCAGCCCGTCCTTTGCCTCCTCGGCCTTTTCTGCGGGCATGCAATCAAGCAACCGTCCCATTCCGAGCATATACGCTTTCCAGAGCGATTCATAGCCACGAAATAGTGGATTTTCTCTTATTCCGCGCTGACCACCGCCGTTATCGTAGCTTATTACAATTTGCGCTGTGCGGATCGCCGCCCTCGCATCCTCCAGCTTTACATACATCCAGGCGGTGTTTTCTATAATCGGGATAAGTGCTGTAATCCGATTTTCAGCCACCCCGGCATTTCGAAGGAGGCGAATAACGCGTCGTCGCTCTTTTGCTGCACGATCCTTCAGTTCGTCAGCCTGATTGTCGTTCAGGATGGAACCGGCCTTGCCGTTCACATTCACGTTATACGGCGGATCAGTCAGGAGCAAATCGGCCTTCACGCCGCCCATGAGCGTGGCCACGTCTTGGGCGCTTGTGCTGTCTCCGCACATAATACGATGACGCCCGAGCTGGTAGATGTCGCCATACTTTGAAACCGGTGATTCCGGCGGGTTCGGATTATAATTATCTTCTACAACACCTTTAGCATCATCAAGATCAAAACCCGTAAGGTCGATATCAAAGTCCATACTGCGCAACGCTTCGAGTTCGCTTGCCACGATGTCCATATCCCATTCAGCAAGCTCCGACAAACGATTGTCGGCTAACATGTAAGCCTTGCGCTGAGCCTCCGTTAATCCTTCAACAAAAACGCACGGGACGTTAGCCATTCCAAGTTTCTTCGCAGCAAGTATTCTGCCGTGACCTGCGATGACGTTATATTGGTTGTCTATAACACAAGGGGACAAAAACCCAAACTCCCGGATGCTGGACGCGATCCGGGTTATCTGTCCTTCGGTATGCTGCTTCGCGTTATTTACGTATGGGATTAGGCTGTCAATAGCCACCTGCTTATACTCGCTGATACCAGGCATATTTTCTCCTTTATAACCACCCTGTAATATCACAATCCTCACGGGGGTATTTCGGCGCTGGACGGCGATGAAGTCGCCTGTGCGGGGGACGGGGGTCCCCTACCAGGTACCATCCGGTACGTTTACGCGCCTGACCGCACGCCTGTCGCCGTCTGTTTTGTTGCCCTTATTTGCGTTGCAAATCCAATGTGCTGCCTGCAGATTGTCCCAATCTGCCGCGGCGGCTTCCGGGCTTGAGTAACCAAATTCACGCCAACGGCTTATTGGCTTTTTCTCGTCAATCACGAAGCTCAACGGATGCTTGCTGTCGCTCGGCTCGTCGTAGTGAATAGGCCCGAGCCTGCCCTTGCAAATGCCGCACATCGCGCCCATTGCTTTAAAGCGGGCGCGGTGTTTGCGCCGGAGGGCGCCATTTGCATACCTCGGATTTCTGGACATCGCTCACCCACCTATCCAAAACGCCCGCGGCCGTTCGGCCTCGGGCGTTTTTCTCAAGTACAGCATATCACGGAGTTTGCAAAATTTCTTCCGCTTTTTTTCCGCTGTTATTTAGATTGTAAATTCATATATAAAAAATGCGGGCCAATCGGCCCGCAAAGCTCTAAAGAATAACATTATCACCGATCTGCGATATGCAGTTCGTTTTTCAAGGCCCGCTGCAGCACGGCCGAAACATTGATACCGCTTTTTTCAGCGGCAGAATTAAGCCATGACGGTAATGTAACGTTTCTCCGCACAGTGCGCATATCGTTTTGCCTGCGATACTCGGCGAAATCCACATCGACAAGAGTAACTATGTCCTCCGCAGATTCCTTTTTGACGACGTGCAGCTCAGACGGAGTCGGCAACGCCTCGCCGTCGTCTTCCATATCAATCCCCATAAGTCCGATCGCGTCACGTGCCATTTCGATTGCGTCTGCGTAGTCGGCCCCCTGCGTATTTATGCCAAAATCCGGGACAAAAACGATAATGTGACTTTTTCCGTGACCTAAAACAACCGGGTATGCTGCTTTCACGTTAACCCCTCCTGTCAGATTATTATAGGCTGCGGGCGGGGGATTATTTCAGCCCCCGCCGTTTTATTATTGCCTTTGCGAGTTCTTCATCGGTTTCTCTGTGCCGTACTATCGACTCCCTTTCTTTGCCCTTTACATATATGTCGTGATTTCCGCCGCGCCTTTTGAACGTCCAGCCGTTTTTCTCGAGAAGGTCAATCAAGTCTTTTGTTTTCATGCCTCAACCTCCTTACAATTATATTATACACACTTAATGTGTATAAGTCAATAGTTTTCTGAAATTTTCATAAAAAAATTAAGGTCCGTCGTGCAGTTGCTGCACGACGGACTGTGTCGCGTCAAACCTCGACTATGCCGTATAATCGCCGGGCAAAATTGATAAGTGCTTTTTCTTTGAGCTCATACACGGCTGATTTTTCATATCCGAGCTCGCTGCACAGCTTTTCTGCCGCGCCCCTTGACCTGTGGACATAAAAACAGTCGAGTATGTGCCGCTCTTCCTCGGGCAATCCGGCGAGCGCACAGTCGACAACCTTCACTTCCTCTGCCGTCAATTCGAGATTGCGGCGGAGCTTGTCGCGTTCGGCAATATTGGCGATGAGAGCAGCCTCGCGAGCGTTGCTCTCGCCGCCGGCCACATGTTCTTTGTCGAGACGAGGCGATTTAAGCGCAGCGGCGGCCTGTTCGAGCGCGCGTATCTGCAGCGGAACGAGGTTGAGTGCTGCGCGCTTTGCCTCCAGCTCGCAGAGCCTCGGTATGGCCCATTTTTTGTAATTCATTCGTGTTTTGTCACCTCCACGATTATGACCCTTTTGCTGTGAACGACGTGATGAATAGCCTTGACATACCTTGTCCCGTCGTCTTCGAGCACCCAGCCCTTGAGCCCGTCCTCGATCATCTTCGCCGCGTATGCCTCGTTTGACAGATCGCACCTGTCACACCAGCGGAAGGTGAGCTCCACGGGATAGGGCAGAGGCCGGCGGGGTATATGCTGCCTTGCGAGCTCGGCCTGTACCACGGCATGCCAATATTCGGCGTCGCGGCGCCGTACGGACCAATGTCGTCCCGCATATAGGCTGTTCATGCCGAACTGCCGCGCATAATGCTGCGGGTATTCAAGGACAAGCCGTATCATCCGACGCCCGCCTCCCCGCTGCCGAGCAGCTGCCGTGTTGACAGTTTTTCAAATTCGGCATAATCGATTCTGTTCACGCTGTTTTGCGGCCCCGGCGACGCCCGCGCAGCGGTGACAGAAGGGGCAGCGGGGCGCGCGGAATCATCTCGTTCCCACGTTCGCACGGCCGCCTTCCAGTCTCGCATTTTGTTTTTGCCGATAAACCAGCCCTTGGAGGCGTAAAAATCGACGAAGCGTGCCGGATCAACCGAGTTGCGCCGCTCCTTGCAGTATTTTTCGACCTCTTCGACCGTTGGCGGGTGAAAAGCGGTCGCACGCGCGTTAGACCCACCGTCAGGTGGGTCTGTTATGGTTTTGGTTTCGGTTTTGGTTTCGGTTTCGGTTTCGCATTTAAGCACATGCTTGTCATGCTTATGCATGCTTGGGCATGCTTGAGCATTATCAGCAGTGTTTTTTTCGGCAGGTTTTTCCTCCGGCCCTTTTTCTGCCGCCGTTTCCGGAGGCTTGGGCGGTTCTGCCGTTTCCGCTTTTCTCCAGCGCGCATTGGCAGCATTGCGCGCACGAACATTGAGATCGGCGTATGACTCTTGAAAGCGATCCTCCTGCATCATCACACGCTGCGCAAAAAAACGCTCGTTTCCCTCGGCGGCAATCTCTTCGCCGGTTGAACTGTATACCAGCAGTGCGCGGCAGAGCCGACCGAATTCGGCGTCGTCGAGCTCTTGCATTTCACGCAGATATTCATACGGCAGTGCGGCATAGTTTCGAGGCATGGCATACTTCTCCTTTTGAGAATTCCTTATTCAGGGTCTCGAACTTTCATAATACGGTTATAAAGCCGTAGCAACTTCTCGCGGCGGCACTCTTTAACTTCTTTCGCGCATCCGTGCAGGGTCTTCATCTGCTCCAGCATAATCTCCACGTCGGCGATCTCCTCGGCGATATTATTTCGGTTTTGCTTTCCTCTGGCGTGCTTGCACAGCTCCTTTTGCAACTCGCTCATTTCCTCGAACATCATCAAGGTCTGCGCCTCCGGCCCGAAAGTTGCCAGCGCCATCAATAAAATTTCCTGCTCAGTCAGCGGCATCATTTTCTCCTTTCGGTGCGAACGTCTACGTACCACCGTTTATTTTTTCCGATCCGGACCCTCGTTACCGTATTGTAAAAGGATTTCATTGACAGGCCCATCGCTTTTGCGGCGTCCTTTGCGCGTCCGTCGACTATCACGGGCATATCTGTCCTGTTGTCATAGACAGTATACAGATGATGCTTTTTGGGGCCGGTTAGTCTGCTCATTCCGCTCACTCCATTTCCTCGATCCATTGGGTGATAATACAATCCCGGCAGAACGTAGAGCCGCAATGCTCCAAAAATGGGCAGTCCTTGTCGTAACTCTTGGCGACCATGTCCTTGACGATTCCCTCGAAATTCGGGATGTTGTGGCGCCGGCTGGGCTTGATGATCTCCAGGGCCTGCCGAAGATAGCCGGCCGCGTCCCAATCTCCAAAAACGTCCGCCGGGCCGTCCGGCTCCATGCCGTCGTCGGTGATCTTCAGCTTTCCGACCACGACGGAGCCGCCCTTTGGGTCAAATTCACAGGCCGGAGGGTCGTGCTTGATGACGTTGCCGTCTTTGTCCCGTGTGGTCTGTCCCATCCTGACCGTGGCGGGCGCCATAAATATCGCGCTCATCCCGCCGCCTCCTCGATGGCCTTTTCCAAGGCCGGCATGTGCCACAAAACCGCCGCGTCGCGGTACAGCGGGAATGGGGCGTTGACGATCTTGTGAAGCATGAATGTCCAAACGTCGGCCGGGGTGTGGGGCTCCGCCCAGAATTCGGCGACGCGCTCCGCCTGCTGCTGGTACGCCTTGGTGGTCTTGGAATATGCTGCGATCTCTTTGACGATCTCGGTGGCCTGGGGCGTAAATACCGGGGCGTCCTGGCCCTGGCTGGCCTCCTCCACGGCCTCGATCAATGCGACCATGCGGTCGGGTAGCTCCTCAATGTTCTTCATATTTCCGTCTCATCCTCCATGAGCCGTGCCCACCTAAACGTCTTATCCATAATGTATCCCGCGTACCACCGCGTCCCGTTGTCGTGTCCCGCATTGTATGCCGTCAGACCCGCCTCGACGTCGCCGCCGTAGCGCTCTATCTGCTCTGCGAGGTAGCCGATGCCGGCTCTGATATTTTCCGCCGGCGTCAGACCCGCCGGAAAATATCGGGGGTTGAGCTGGCAGAGGCCGTAGCAGCCCTCCGACGATACAGCATCCGTCCGAAATCCGCTCTCACCGTCAATAAGGCCGAGCCCTATCGCGTAGGGTATGCCGTGCGCCTCGCACTCGTCCTTGAGTACCTTTTGCAGCTCGGCCGGCAGCGGGATGTCAACGTAATACTCGGGTTCTGCTTCAACGCTTTCCGATTCCAACGCGTTGGACACGTTGGATGTATTTATATTCGCCGGCACAAACCGCCCCGCTGTCGACCGTGATATCATCTGTCCGTCGTCGGGGGCAGGCGCGGCGGCAGCTATGATAATATTTCCCAAAAGATAGATAACAATAGCAGTCATGACTGCCCGATAAAATCTCATCATGTGTGTCCCTCCCTCATGAAGGTCACGAACGGCCGCTTGGGTATCTTTACCCGATTGCCTACCCGTATCACAGGAAAGCCCAGCATATACGGGGCTTCCATAGCTTTCAGGTGCAGGGTGTGCTGGTTTGCACCGATAAGGGGCGCCACCTGCGCGCAGGTGAGCACCTCGCCGGGGAACTGCTCGAGCTGCTCGAGCGTCAGTTTTTCTTTTGCCATGCGTTTCCCTCCTCTTGTATTTCCATGCCCGGAAAGGCCATCTGCCCGGGCAGCGGACGCTCGCCCAGCTCTTTCATTTTGCATACATGGCCGTAGCCGTCCGCTATGGCCCGATCCGACGTCAGAAGGCCGCCGCAGCGCCTGCACCTGCGTGCGCGTATCAAGAAGGTCTCGCCGCTCTGTTTCTCTTTGCGGGCATTTTCTCTCCTCCAATTCGCGCGGGCCGGGCTCGCCCCGCTTGGGTATGTACCTTTTACCGTTGAGCCGGAAGGTGTACCCCGCTGCCTTCATCAGCAGCAGAATTTCGACAGGCTCGACGCACGCCGCATAGTCGGTGCTTTTGATGACGCGACCATCCCTTATAACCTCAAACATCGGCACTTGCGGCGTCCCTCTCTTTCTCGTACCAGACCTTTTCATACCAGATTTTTTTGCCCTGATATTTCGCGAAGTTCACCTCAACAGCGGCGCCCGGCGACGACTCCCAATTATTCATTGCATATACAATGTCGGCAGCGCCGAGCATCGCAAGGCATATAGGCATATACCTGTCGCGGGGCAGCCCGGGCGGCAGCTCCGCCGGATTGAGCACCGTGTGTCCGTTCAACCGGAGCATATCGGCAATCCCGCAAAAGCGTTCCTTGTTGAGACCGGGTGCGCCCTGCATTTTTCCGGCGATATAGATAATGCTCATTCTTTAACCCTCCTGTTCCATGCTTCGACTGCTTTAAACAAGCTGGTTCCATCATCAGCTAAGTCTTCAAAACGTCTTCCTGTTGAATAACACTTTTTGCAATAGCAATAATGCGCACAATGACGCGGAATTGTATGTGTTATCGTTGCGTAAATAGCTGCTTCTCCCCCACAAAACGGGCAAGGTTTAAGTTCAGTCGCCATTCGCTCCCTCCTGTCTGTAAACTTACATACTTACACATCCACGCTTCCGCTGACGACGGTTTTGTAGACCTCCAGCGCGCCGCGGATGCGTTCTCTGACGTCGATCTCGCCCTTGCGTATGTCCGCCTCGTTGAGTATCTTCTCGACGGCATCCGTGAAAGCGGCGGCGACTATAAGCGGCAGCGCGGTTGCTACCGGAATAGTATCGTCGTCATGCCGCGCGGGCTCCGGCGCAGAGGCAGCGGGGGCAGGCTCCGGCGCGCGCTCCGCCTTCTTCGCGGGCTCGGCGGCGGGCTTTTTTTTGCGCTCGAAGATTTTCGGCAGCTCGAAGCCTGCCTCGCGCAGTATGTCGGCGATGTCGACGGGACGGCACGCGTTGAGGTCGGCGAGGATGCCGATCTGCTTTACCTTGTTGGCCGCGTCGCGATAGCGGACGCATATCTCGTCTGAGGTGATAAATGTGTCTGATAATAAGTATTTTCCGAACAGCGAGATATCGGCCCTCGCCCTGCTGTGGGTTGAGAAGCACGCCGATGAGGCCGAGTCTCCGGAGGACCTGTGCCGCATGTATTGGCAGGCGGCACATCGGATTTCGGCTGCCAATAAGGCAGCCATGCGCGGGGAATAGTCTCAAAACCAGCGTACGGGGTCTGTGGCGATACTCAGCAGCTCCGCCATTGAGTGTGTGAGCACGCAAAGGTCCGAAATGCTGACGTCGTCCTCCCGGGAGCGCTCGGAGAGCAGTTGCAGCTGCTTTTCGAGCGTTTTTCTTATGTGGTCGTTCCTTTTGGCGGCCGCAGCCGATTCTTTATCGGGCAGCGAAAAAAATCTGGTCAACGGTCGTGTCGAGTGCGTTAGCTATCTTGTATAGGGTTGATACCGACGTCGACCGACAAGTGCCGTTTTCCAGCGCAGAAATAGTGGTGCGGCTCACTCCGCTACGCTCCGCAAGTTCCTCCTGCGTCATCTTGGCAGCTTCACGGGCTTCCTTGATTTTGTAAACCAACTTTGTTCACCTCCGTTTGTATGTTTAATCGATTACACAAACAGCATACACCACACCTAACTATCTGTCAAGTAGATTAAACAAAATTTGTGTAATTTTTTTAACACGGTCATTGACGATTATAAAATCTGTCTGTATAATATATTAAACAGACCGAATAAAGGGGGGTACACAAGTTGACTCTTATAGAGCTAATTCAGCAGTATAGAACAGAACACGACATGTCGCAAAGGCAGTTTGCTACTGAGTGCGGGCTGTCGAACGGATATATATCTATGTTAGAGCGCGGTACAAATCCTAAGACTGGGCAGCCCATAACACCTACTCTTGTTGCGTTCAAAAAACTTGCTGCTGGCATGCACATGTCGGTTAATGAATTGTTCTCAAAAATTGACGATATGCCCGTTGTTATTGAGCCAACACCTACAACCGACCCCCGTACCATCTCCGACGCCGAGCTTAAATTCGCCCTCTTCGGCGACACCGAAAAAATCTCCGACAAGGACCTCGACGACGTCCGCCGCTTCGCAGCCTTCATAAAGGAGCAGCCCGAAAATGACGATAAATGACCTTTACGATTTGGCCTCCGCCGAGCATATCACCGTCACCGCCTTCGACCTGCACAGCCGCGAGGCGCTTTCTTTTATGGAGCCCGACGGCTCCTGCCATATAGCCATCGACCCCTTCGCCCTGGCCTCGCCGGCCGATGAACTGACTAAGCTTGCCCACGAGCTCGGGCACTGCGTGACCGGCTCGTTTTACAACATATATTCCGACTGCGACAACAGGCGCCAGCACGAGCGCCGCGCCGATAAATGGGCAATAAAAAAGCTCGTCCCTGAGGACGAGCTGAGATATGCGATTTACGGCGGGCTCACCGAGCCCTGGGAGCTGGCCGAGCTCTTCGGCGTCAGCGAGGACATGATCCGCCGCGCCGCCGAGCTGTACGGCTCCAACGGCGTTTGATATAGAAATATAGTCAATTACGATTCGGCAAATATAGCATTTGCTATATCATTTGACATAAAAAAAACGCCCCGCTGTCTGCGGAGGTAAGCAAAGGAGTGATATATAACCATGCTGACGTGCGCAAAATGCGGCTCTGCGCTGTCGAACGACGCGAACTACTGTCAGTATTGCGGCAAGGCAGTAAAGCCGAAACAGGGCAAAAAACGGCGGGGAAACGGGCAAGGCTCTGTATACCCGACGCCAAGCGGCAAGTATCTCGCGATCGCGACGATCGGTTACTATCTCGACGAGGCAGGCTCTCTGCACCGAAAGACGAGGTCTAAGGTCTTTGCAAAAAAAAGCGACGCCATCGCAGCTTTGCCCGGGCTGCACTCTGACCCGCGCCGGGACGAAAAGCGAGAGCTGACTTTCAAACAGCTCTATGACCTCTGGCTGCCGACACACCGCGCCGGGCCGGACACAATGGCCTGCTACAAGGCCGCCGTCCGTTATCTCGAGCCAGTATGGATGATGAGAATCAGCGATATTGACATCGACGATCTGCAGGATTGCCTCGACAGCTGCCCGAAGGGCAAGCGGACGCGGCAGAACATGAGAACTCTCGCGGGGCTTGTCTACAAATACGGTATCCCGCGGCACGTTGTACCGGAAAACCTGAACCTCGCGCAGTATCTCACCGTCGAGGGAGAGGGTCCTGCGCACCGCGCGTCGTTTACCGACCTGCAGATCGAGCGGATCCGCCAGACGGTCGGCAAGGTCTACGGAGCGGAGCAGGTGCTTATGATGATATACCTCGGCTTCCGGTTGTCGGAGTTTTTGGAGCTCACCGTAGATCAGTACAACGCCGCTGCAGGCTGCTTTATCGGCGGAGCGAAAACGGCCGCCGGCAAAAACCGCATTGTCACGGTCAGCCCAAAGATAGCGAAGTATGTCGCGGCTGCTGTGTCCCGCGGCCCCGGCCCTGTCATCCGCAAAGAGGATGGGCGCCCCTATACGCGCTATGAGTGGGGAGACGCTGTTTTCTATCCGGTGCTGGAAGCAGCGGGGATAGAAAACCCGATGGTTAAGATCGCCGGCGCTGTCGACCGGCACATGTACACCCCGCACACCTGCCGCCACACGTTCGCCACCCTCATGAAGCGCGTCGCCGGCGCAAGCCGCGACAAGCAAGAGCTCATCGGGCACGCCTCCGAAGAGATGCTCAAATACTATCAGGACGTTGACGTCGCCGACCTGAAAAAGATTACCGACGCACTTTAAAAATAATATCAAGATATCATTTTTTTATGAGAAAATCATTAGTAACGCGTTTAGCAATAGAGCAAAAAAACAGAAAAATTTAAGCAATTTTTGTTCACAAAGAAAAACCCCCGTAAAACCCTTGAAATGCGGGTTTTACGGGGGTTTTGGCTGGTGATCCATCGGAGAATCGAACTCCGGACACCTTGATTAAAAGTCAAGTG